GTTCTGTACCAATCGGTGCATCATTTTTTTTGAAAGGAACTTCACCTGCAGGTATGACCCATTTTTTAGTGGGGTCAAAGGATGCTTTAATTATCATTCTTAAAGCTGAAGTGTCATTCTTTCTTAGAATTTCTATCTTTTGAGATTTTGTTTTTGCTTTGTGTACTTTGTCAAGTATCTCTGATATTAGTAATGAGTTATTACTATTTTGCGCATTAGCCATATTAACCATTTTAAAATTCTCCAATATTTTCAGTAAGACTAGTTAGTCTCTTTTCTATAAAATAATTTAGTAACCCACTTCTATCGCCATAAGAAGCTTCGTTGAAACTATTTAGTATTTCTGATTCTAGGGTTTTCGGAATATTATCCAAATTTATTAATTTATCATTTCTTTGATAATTTCGTTTTATTTCATCATCTAATTCATCAATGTCTTGAGCCAAAATACTTTCTAACTTCTTAGATGTTAAAGGTCTCTGTCTCAACTCATCTGTAAAAGTGTGGTCTGGTGACAATACATTTGGCACACCATCACTCTTATCGCCTTTTAATACATGTTCTTTGATATAAACTTTAGGGTCTACACCATCAACTAATTTTTTAGTTATCGGACTGTATTGTTTTACATTGTCATATTTTTGTAATTGTATAAAGTCTTTATCACCTGATACAATCATGACTTTTTCATTTTGATAATGTTTACATAATGTTGCAATTACATCATCTGCTTCTGCCCCATAAACTTCTACAACTTTATAAGGTAAAAATTCTTTTATTTCTTCTTTGATATTATTAAGAACTCCAAATATGGAATCCCAATCTTTATTATCTTCTTCTCTGTTTTTTCTACGATTTGATTTGTATTGTGGAAATATCTCTTTACGCCAATATGCTCTTGAATCGTATGCCAGAACTATTTCACCATAATCTTCATTAAACATTGTTCTGTACATTCTAACAGAATTTAAAATCATATGTCTAACCATGTCTTCTTCTAACTCACCTTTATTCATGTGCAAATGCATCATTAAAGATGCAACTGAGATTTGATTCATGTCTATTATTATCATTTTAAATTCCTTTAGAAAGGGTGGCCGAAGCCACCCCACTAAATCTTTACGAATTAAGAATCGTAAGATACACCATTTCCGTAAAGTGCTTTAATACCTGCAGCAACGATTGTTTTATCTGCAGCCCCATTCATAAGAACGGCACCCACACCAGCATTAATAATTGCTTGTGTTGGTTCACCCATACGGTAGGAAGTACCACTAGCAGTTTTGTTGATATAAATCATGTTACCTGCTCTTCTAAGTTTGTCTACCATCGCCTGTGGTGATGTAAGGTCAAACTGATTTCTTAATTGTGTCCAAGTAAGTGTTTTACCTGATTCAAATGCGTTCAGAACGCGTTGTGTTTTTGATAGTGCTTTTCTACCCATGTTATTTTCTCCTTTGGAAAATTAAATTTAACTTGACTAATTTTATGCCTCGTATAGTCATATCGGCAACTACATTATTGTAATTCGTTTTATTCTTCATCATCATCTTTTTTATTATTTTTACTTTCTAAATCTTTAATTCTTTTGGTATGTAAAGTTTCTTTTTCTTTTTCTTTATCTAATTGTGTTTTTCGCCAATTAGTAACTTCACCTATTTCTGTATCTGGTTCAAACTCTACATCTAATTGACCATCACTCTCATGTATCTCTCTGACTTCATCTGCCATATCAACTAAATCACCTAGTAATCTACTGTCAAATTTAGAATAGTGCATTTCTATGCCATCTTCATTTTGTGTTCTGTCTGGCATCATAATATTATCAATCAATCCTTGAACGACATGTGGTAATTTTTCTTGTCTATACAGAGCAGACTTGACTGTCTCTGATAAAAAACCTATATCTAATATAAAACTATCTTCACCTATGTCATAACCATTTTCTGATAGTGTGTGAATCAACTGTACCATAACACCTTCTGTTACGATATCAATCTTTGATATCTTTTCTTGCATTTTTAATTGTGTATTATTTTTATCTAATGCCTTTTGATATTTTCTCTTGACCCAATCTGATGCTTGTTCATCATTTACTTTACCATGTGCATCCCAAGGTCCTATGATTATATTATCTGGTTCTTTTTTATCTGTCATGATATAATCTTTTTCTCAACTGGTACTATTGCACCTATGTAATTTAAATAATTGTCTCTAATCTCTGACTTAGCATCATTTATTGTAATTATATGTTCTTCTTTAATATGCATTTCTTCATTCTCTGCGAATGGTATAAATGGTGAAAAATATAATTTAGTTTCAGAACTTGAACCAGGATTTTGAGCCATCGGTATCAATACAAATGGTTTTTTAATTGTTGTTATTGAGGCATCAGAATATACCATCTCTGCCACGATATCCTCACCTGTGGTAAGTCTTAATAATTTTACATCCATTAGTGTGCCCTCTTTCTTCTGTAATTAGTTTTTTGTTGGTGTGGCCCTGGTGTATCTCTTAATTTTTTCAACCACCTTTGTCTTCCTGCAGACTTGGCCAGTCTTTTCTTTTCACTTTTCTTTGTGAAAAACTGTCTTTCATGAACTTCATTTAAGATACCAGCTTTCAGAACTTTCTTTTTAAATATTCTTAATGCCTTATTGATATCATCACCATGAACAGTTACACCTAAACCAGATGTCTGTTCTTGTGGTTTCTTTTTGAAGTGTCTTTTTTTCTCTTGATTTCTTACTTGAAATTTTTGTCTTGGTTTGGTTGAACTACCTCTCACTCAACACCCCCATTTATATCTTTATGGAATTGGTCTGTCATATCATAGACTGAACGCATTGCGTCAAACTTATTTTCAAACCCCATGATTTGAAGATTATCCATATTATTATCTAAAATTTCTAAAGCATCATCTTCTGTTATGTCACCCCCAATTAATTTTTGAGCAGTGACACCTAGAATAGTTTCAGCTTCTTCGTACATCATTTGTTTTACAGCACCCATATTATGCAACCTCCAGCATAGATAAAGGAACTCTGTAAGAACGACCACTAATATCAACTATTGCTTTTTTAATATTAATTTTTGTGACTGTACCTAATTCTCTTTTAGTTTTTTGTACAACATAAACATCCATACCCACCCTTATAGTAGATTTGGCATTCATTACTTTTACATCACGAATAAACTCACCTAACTCATTTAACTCAGCCAGATTCATACCCATGATTTCTTTTCGTATATTTTCTTTCATTTTTGACCTCTCATTAATTTTATATGTAACCATATTAACAGGTCCATACAGGACTTGTCAAGGGTTATTTTAGGAATCTTGGGTGTCTCCAATATTCCAATAAGATAGAAAATCCATTAGTTTCTTGTAATTCGTGAAGATACATCATCATTATCCATACATTAGGGTATTGATTTTTTTCATCAGAATAAACTATGTGGTAATCTATCATATCTCTCATTTCATCATTTGTGACTTTTGTCATATTTTTGGGGTTTAAGTAATTTGTCATATTTTTCTCTCTCTTTCTATGATTATGTAGCTATTATGACAGGTCAGACAAGTATTGTCAAGGGTGAATTTGCCCTTATTTTTGGGGGTATTTTAGGGGGTGTAAATGAGAATCATTCTCAAATAGGAATCATTCTCATTTAGATATCTAGATTAGAAGTACAAATGAAGTCCATAATTCACTTGTAAATACAGGCATTGTTGCAACATACTCTGATGCATTTTCATACATTGATTTTACAGGCTCATTGATTTCATGAGTATTCTCATCTGTAATTCTTAATTTACAGGTTGGGCATTTACATGACATCTCTCATCTCCTTAGTTAGATAGTGGGTTACCAGATTTAGCTTGTATTTCTCTGATTTGTAGTTTTAATAGTTCTATCTCTTTTGAATTGATTTCACTATTTTTATCTACCTCTGCAATTGCCTCAATATTTTTTTGAATAGAAGTTCCTTTTTTATCACTTCCTACTCTTTTTTCAATGTTAGACAATCTAGTGTTGATTTCACCATACTTTGTAAAACCACCACCTATTGCAACTATTGCCGCAATCAGAGCTGCGATACTTGCCAAGTTATTTTTTAATGTATCAAACATTTTAGTTTCCTCTTAGTTCTTTGAGTTCCAAATAAACTTTATTTTTTTCATAATTAATTTCATTTAAAACTTTTCTTCTTTTATTTAGTGGGTCATCTTTTTGATACCCTAAATCTGCATTTGCATATATTGGTTGTTGTGTTAGAATATTTATATCATCAAATAAATCTAGATTACCACCAAACATTTCTCTGTCTTTGTAGAAAGTTCTTTCTGTAT